CGTTCTGACCAGCACTTATAGAAATGGATTTGACATGACCAGTACACTCAGAGGGCTAGAGCACCCAAAGTGCTCAGAGCGAACCGTGAAGCGGTTAGTTCGCTCGGTAGCAATCGTGTTAGGAGGAGCTCTATGCTTCTCAGTTGTATCAGCAGCAAGTGCGACAAACGATCCTAATAAAAGACTTACATCAAAGCAGTATGCACAAGGACAATTAACAGTTAAATTGTACAAATGTGTAGCTGTATTGTACGGAAAAGAAAGTGCCTGGAATTGGAAAGCAGTAGGTAATTTAGAAGGTACTCATCGAGTATATGGAATACCACAAGGTAAGAGTGAATGGTTAAGAACCGCTAACCCATTAGAGCAAATTGATTGGGGCTTACGCTATATCGGACATCGGTATGGCTATGTGCGTACAATAGAGGGTATGCAACCCAATACTTGTAAAGCTTTAGATCATTGGAAGTTTAAGGGATGGCACTAAATGCCTAGAAACTCCTTAAACGAATATCAAAAAGCGATAGTCAAAGAACATGCCCATTTGGGTGGGGTTACATTGTCCTTAATGTTAAATGTTCCAAAAGCCGCAATATATCAATATGCGACCAATGAAGGCTTTAGTGTTAAAAAGGGTGGCAAGAACTCACAACCCATGACACGCCTAGAGAGGCGTATAAACAAAATGGTTAGAGGTTGTAGTGCATGGCCAAAGCAATACAAACGATATAAGAAGATGTTGGTGCAAAGAGATGGACTTAGATGTCACTATTGTGATTATCTCATGAGTTATCAAGAAGCACAGGTAGACCACATATTGGCTAAGGCTAGAGGTGGTACGGATGCACCACACAATTTGGTATTAGCATGCAGTAGATGTAATAACATGAAAAGCACACTGTGTTATGAATGTCCAGAGTTCCGTAATGCAATCTCATCGTGAGTTAGGAACACAACGCTGGAAGAATCAGCGATTGCGAGTATTACAACGAGATGGTTATGTGTGCCAATATTGCGGTGGAGAAGCTACGCAAGTTGATCACGTAATTGCAAGGGCTATAGGTGGTGGACACGACTTGGATAACTTGGTTGCATGTTGCGCACTCTGTAACTCACGCAAGGGAAGCAAGTCTGAAGGCTCTTTTTTATCACAAACCTCTACCCCCCCTGTCTTTTCGGGGAATTTGTACCCGAAAACGACCAGCACAGTCCAAGCTGGTCCTATGTCTGGTCAGCCTAAGCCAGAACTATGACAACTCAGTCCAAATCTAAAAAGAAGTTGTATGGGGATTTGAAGCCACGCCTTCACAGCCCCTGGCTAAAGGGAAAATCCCGTGTAGATGAGGTTGCGAATTTTGCTGCAAAGATTGGACAGCCATTATTGAAATGGCAAGAGCTTATTCTCAAAGATATGCTCACAGTTGATAAGAACAATATGTTCATCCGCAAGTCTGTGTTACTTCTCATTGCAAGACAATCAGGAAAGAGCCATTTAGCGCGAATGCGTGTTTTAGCAGGCTTATTCTGCTTTGGCGAAAAGGACATCTTGATCATGTCATCTAATCGAGCAATGGCATTAAAGTCTTTCAACATTATGGTAGATATTATTGAACGCAATGATTGGCTTCGCTGCCAATTGAAGGGCGGCGATGTGAAGAAAGGCGTTTATCGCACCAATGGTCAAGAACGCATTATTTTAGAATCAGGCGCACAGATTGAAGTTGTCGCAGCTACATCCGATGGAGCGCGTGGTCGTTCAGCTGACCTTCTATGGATTGATGAGCTTCGAGAGGTATCAGAGGTTGCAATGGATGCTTCTAAGAGTGTTACATTGACACGCCCTAACTCCCAGCGCATATTTACATCCAATGCCGGTGATGCCTTTAGTAAAGTGCTTAATGACTTGCATGAACAATGCTTAAACTATCCGCCAAAATCTTTGGGATTCTACGAATACTCAGCGCCAGCGTTCTGTGACATTTGGGATCGTAAAGCATGGGCTATGGCGAATCCTTCACTTGGATATTTGATTCCCGAAGAAGCCATCGAGGAGACGATTGCGACATCGACAATAGAAGCTGCAAGAACCGAAACACTTTGCCAATGGATTTCGTCATTGACATCGCCCTGGACACCAGGTTCATGGGAAGACATTTGCGATAGGTCTATGGAGATGTTTCCTGGTCCATTAACTATGTTCGCCTTTGATATTGACATGAGCAGAAGAAATGCAGCTCTCATGGCAGGTCAAATCCTTGCCGATGGTCGAATTGGCGTTTCATTGGTGCAAACATGGGAATCACAAATCTCAGTAGATGAATTAAAGATTGCGGCAGACATCAAAGGCTGGTGTGACCAATACAAGCCGCGAACAGTCCTCTACGACAGATACTCCACACTAGCTGTTGCGGAACGTTTACAGAATGCAGGTGTGATGGTAGAAACCATTGTAGGTGCGGACTTCTATGCCGCGTGTTCTACTCTTAAAGATGCGATTGACAACAAACGCGTTGTGCATGGCGGTCAGCAAGTCCTTGATGATCAGATGAATAACTGTGGAGCTAAAAGCACAGATTCTTCTTGGCGTATCGTAAGAAAAGCCAGCGCTGGACCAGTTGTAGGACCAATTTCACTAGCTATGTTGGTAGCCAAACTATCACAGCCACAATCGACACCCCAGATATTTGCCTAGACACAACGACACAAAATTGTCAAGTATTAGACAAAGTATGGTAAGATGTCTATATGGGATTATTCTCGCGCTCTAACAAAATAGAGGCACAATACGCTCCGCAGGTAATGAGCGAAAACTTTAATTATGGATATACCAATCTTGGTGTCTATTCAATTCGCAGAGAATCCGCTATCAGCGTTCCATCGGTTGCTCGATGCAGAAACCTTATTGCTGGAACTATTGCTTCAATTCCTTTGGAGTTGTATCGCAAATCAACTGGTGAACAATTAGGTTCACCACTATGGCTTGAGCAACCATCATTATCACAACCACGATCAGTAACTATTGCCTGGACTGTTGATTCACTTTTAATGTATGGCTTGGCATATTGGAAAATTACAGAACTCTATGCAGACGATGGTCGCCCTGCTCGCTTTGAGTGGGTTGCTAACACTCGCGTTACTTACGATGTTGATGTGTACAACAGCGTAGTCACTCAATACTACATTGATGGTGTTTCAGTTCCAATGTCAGGTCTTGGCTCGCTTATCACATTCCAAGGACTTGATGAAGGAATCCTTACTCGCGGAGTTCGCACATTACAAGCTGCTATTGATTTAGATAAAGCCGCACAGGTAGCATCTAGCACGCCACAACCGACTGGATTCATCAAGAACACAGGGGCTGACCTTGATCCTAAAGAAGTTCAAGGATTATTAGCTGCATGGAAGTCTGCTCGACAAAATCGCTCAACTGCTTACCTGACTTCTACTCTTGATTATGTAACAACTTCGTATTCACCTAAAGAAATGGGCTACAACGAAGGAAAGCAATTCCTCAGTACGGAAATTGCACGTTTGTGCAACGTACCTGCTATTTATCTTTCATCAGATATGAACTCCAGTTACACATACAGTAATTTGTTAGATTCTAGAAAAGATTTCGTTTCATATTCTCTACAGCCATATATTTCTGCTGTGGAAGATCGTCTATCTATGGACGACATTACAGCGCGTGGAAACATTGTCAGATTTGCAATCAATGACACATTCTTGCGTCAAGACCCAATGGCTGAACTTCTTGTTATTGAAAAACTATTAACTCTGGGATTGATCACTCCAGAGCAAGCGATGGAAATGACAGATCAAACACCTAACGGAAATGAGGGGATTACATCTTGAAGATTACCTTCGATGCAGCCTTCGCTGCTGATGTTCAGGCATCAAGCGAAACCAGACAAATCAGCGGAAAGATTGTTCCTCTCGGAACTGAAACAGGTAATACATCCGCTGGCCCAGTAGTATTTGAGCGCGGATCAATAGAGATTCCAGAACCAAAGACTGTGCGACTACTTAGTCAGCATGATGTCAAGGCCCCATTAGGCCGCGCTCAATCTTTTACAGAAACA